CGGATGCGCAAGCCTGGTTCCAAGGGAGCGCCAACTGCTGCTGCATTTAAGGCTTCTGCCAAGACCGCGAAGAAGAAGTAATGCAAGTCCCAATCCTCAACGGCATCTACACAGACACTGCTGGGGATTTCCGCGTGGAATATCCACGCAACATGGTGCCTGTCATCCTCAAGTCAGGCATCTCTGATGGTTACTTCCGCCCTGCTGACGGGATCGTAAGCCTAGGCACTGGCCCCGGGATCGACCGTGGAGGCATCGAGTGGCAAGGGCTGCTGTACCGCGTGATGGGCACAAAGCTGGTGTCTATCTCCAGCCTGAATGTTGTGACGGTCATAGGTGATGTAGGTGGCACAGGACAGGTCACCTTTGACTACTCCTTTGACTACTTGGCCGTCGCCTCAGGCGGGAACCTGTTCCTGTATCGGCCAAGCACAGGGCTGCAACAGGTCACTGACCCTGACCTAGGCACAGTTGTCGATGTCGTCTGGGTGGACGGGTACTTTATGACGACAGACGGAGAGTTCTTGATCGTCACAGAACTCAATGACCCCTTCTCAGTCAACCCGCTCAAGTATGGGTCTGCTGAAGCCGATCCTGACCCGATTGTGGCCCTGCTGAAGGTCCGCAACGAGGTCTACGCGCTCAACCGGCACACCATCGAAGTCTTCGACAACGTGGGAGGCTCTTTGTTCCCGTTTCAACGGGTAGAAGGAGCCCAGGTGCAGCGTGGAGCCATCGGCACTCATGCCTGTTGCAACTTCATGGAGTCCATTGCGTTCATCGGTGGAGGACGTAACGAGGCTCCTGCTGTCTGGCTCATTAGTGGCAGTAACGCTCAAAAGATCTCCACTCGGGAGATTGACTTGATCCTCGAAGAGTTCACTGAGACGCAACTCTCCAACGTGCTCGTCGAGTCCCGGGTAGACAAGGGCTACAGGCACCTTTACATCCACCTTCCCAACCGGACTCTCGTGTTTGACGCAGAGGCCACTACAAAGGCCGGGATGCCCGTCTGGTTCACGTTGACGAGCAGTCTTGTTGGTAACTCTCTGTACAGGGCAAGAAATCTGGTGTGGGTGTACAATAAGTGGGTGGTTGGCGATCCTTCCAGCGTCTCCTTTGGCTACCTGTCTGACTCGCTCTCGTCCCACTGGGGAGTCCTCAACGGCTGGGAGTTTGCGACGATCATTCTCTATAACGAAAGCCGGGGCCTAATCTTTCACGAGATGGAACTGATTGCACTCACCGGCAATGCCATCTTTGGCACTGACCCAAGTATATTCACTTCGTACACTGAGGACGGGTTGACTTACAGCCAGGAGCGAGTGTGCAAGGCCGGCGTGACTGGTGTGCGTGGCAAGAGGCTCTCGTGGCTTCAGCAGGGACGCATGAGGCAGTGGAGGGCACAGAAGTTCAGGGGAACCAGTGACGCACAGCTTTCTGTGGCGAGACTTGAGGCAAGGATTGAACCGCTTGCGGTATGATCGAGGGACCGTACAAGATCACTCGTAATGAGCTGGCCCAGTTCCTGCCCTCTCAACGGGCGATCCGGGCTTTTGAGCAGCTTTTCGAGCTTATCCCATCCAGTCTGAACGACAGCACTGAGATCGTTCAGGAAGTCTCAATCAACGCACAGAATGCCGATTCTAAGGCTGTTCAGGCACTGTCCGCTATATCGAGGCTTGCTGACGCTGTAGAGCTTCTGGCACTGGCTCCAAACAGCATCCCTGCATTCCCTGAGACTGACATTGCGCCTCCTGTCGCTGTGGTGAATCAGCAGCCTGACATTCTGCCTCCTGTTATCAACGAGGTGAGGCGTAAACGCTACGGAGTGTTTCACAGCACCCAGCTCCAGACTGCCACTGTCATCAACACGGCGTATCCCATGACGCTGAATGCGACAGACATCTCGTTCGGCGTGTACATCGGCACTCCCAACAGCCGGGTGTACATTGATACTGAAGGCTTTTACAACTTTCAGTTTTCAGCACAACTCGACAAACTGTCTGGAGGTGTGGGGGCTGTCTTTATTTGGCCTAGAATCAACGGCGTTGACATTCCAGACAGTGCGACTAAAGTTCGAATCCAAGGCAACGACGCAGAGACAGTTGCCGCGTGGAACTTTGTGCTGTCAGTAAACGCTGGAGACTACTTCGAGCTTGTCTGGAGCACAGATGACCTGAATTGCCAGATATTTGCCTCGGCAGCAAGTCCTCCGGTCCCAGCGATTCCTTCGCTGATCCTCACTGTTACCGACAACATCTCTTAATTATGGCAGTCACCGTCAAAAACATCATTCCACCGAAACAGGCTGAGAACACTCAGACTGCCCAGTACACGGCTACGAACTGTAAGACGATCATCGACAAGTTCACGGTGACAAACACGAACACTGCGAACGTGACGTTCTCTGTCAACCTGATCGCCGTTGGTGGCTCTGCTGGCAACTCCAACCTGATCGTTAAGACTCGCTCGATTGTGCCTGGGGAGACTTACCTGTGTCCTGAACTGGTTGGACAGGTTCTCGAAGCCGGCGGGTTTATTTCGACACTGGCAGGGACTGCTACTGCGCTGACCATTACCGCTTCTGGGAGGGAGATCACCTAACATGGTTGCAGTTGCATCAGGACAGGTGGAATTTCAGCGCGAACGCTTCACAAAAGAGTTCGAGGCTGAAGTATTGCCGCTTGGCGAGATGCACAATAGGGAGATTGGAGGAGTGATCGCAGATGTTAGGATTCGAGTTCCAAGAGAGATGTATGAGAGCTTGGACTCAAATGACATGCTCCGAATCTACACGCTTCGTCAGGACGGTGCGCTAAAGGGGTATAACATTTTTGCTGTTATTGTTCATCCAGAATACGGGAAGCCTACCGCTCAACATGACGTGATGTTTTTGCATCCAGACGTAAGGAGCGGATTCAATGCTTCCAAATTCTTGAGATGGTGCGACGAGCAGTTGAAGGAAGATGGAGTTTTGTTTGTCACGCAGCATGTGACAGCCTCCAAAGATTTTAGCCCGCTTCTTAAGAGGATTGGATACCAGCATTCTGAGACGGTTTACATCAAAAGATTAAACTAATATGGCAATTGGAACTACTGCGGCGATATTAGGTGGGGCTGCCTTGCTGGGGGCTGGTGCTTCTGTTTATAGTGGCAGCAAGGCATCATCTGCCGCTAAGTCTGCTGCTAATACACAAGCGGCAGCACAGGGTCAGGCCATTGACGAGCAGCGCAGGCAGTTTGATGCCATTCGCGAACTTCTTTCTCCATACGTTCAAGCTGGAAAGCCTGACCTGACTCAGCCCTACATCGGGGCCGGTCCTGGGGCACTCCAAGCCATGCAGGGGCTCGCTGGCTTGCGTGGAGCAGGTGAACAGCAGGCTGCCATCAACCAGATTCAGCAGGGAGCACAGTTTCAAGAACTGGCCCGGCAAGGTGAACAGGGAATCCTCCAGAACGCTGCTGCTACTGGTGGACTTCGGGGTGGCAACGTACAGGCTGCTTTGAGCCAGTTTCGTCCTGCTTTGCTCAACCAACTCATCGAGTCTCAGTACGGCAAGTTGGCCGGCTTGACCTCGTTGGGTTCGACCTCTGCTGAGAACCTATTGCGCCTTGGTCAGGCATCAGCAGCCGGCACAGCGGCAGCAGGACAACAGTCTGCTCAGAACATTGGCAACCTGATGGTGGGACAAGGGCAAGCTCAGGCTGCTGGACAGATTGGAGCAGCCAACGCATTTGCACAGGGCCTTGGAGGTGTCACAGGGGCTATTGGAGGGGGAGTTCAGAACTACATGTTGTACAATGCGCTTCAAGGAGGCGGAGGATTTGGAGGAGGCTACAATCCTGGAATGGGGCAAGTTGGAATGATAACCTCAGGACTCGACGTTTAATATGGCCGGACCCTACGACTACTCGATCAACATCCCACAGCCCCCGGCTCAGAACTTTCTCCAGAGCTTGCTGGGCATTCAGCAGCTTAAGGGATTACAACAGCAGAGCCAGTTGGCAGAGCAGCAGGCTGCAATTGCACAGCAGAATGCGGCGTTTCAGCAGCAGATGCAGCCTCTTCAGCTTGAAGCAGAACGGGCTAGGATTGGACAGATTGGACAGGCCACAGCAACCTCTGCTGAGGCACTGCGTCAGGGAAGACTTACCTTTGAGCAAACGCAGCAGGACCGTGTTCGTGGAATGGAGCAACAGGCTGTTGCTCAGGCGAAGCAGAATGAATTGTTTGGACGGCTGACATCGTTTTCTGCTGATACGCCAATGTCTGACATTCTTCCTGTTGTGAATGAGCTTGCATTGTTTAAGCCAGAATCAGCAAAGCAGATATTGCAAGGCTTTGAAATGGCTCCAAAGCAAATTCAAAAAGCAACAGAAACAACTTTGGTTAGTGCTGCAAATCAGCTTAAAGCTGGCGATATTGAAGGAGCAAGAAACACATACTCAACATTTGCTGCCGCTATTCAAAATAGCATGGGCAAAAATCCAGAGGTTAAAGCAATCGCTGATGCTGCAAATGTTCAGGCAAAACTTCTTGATCCACAAACAGGCCAAGCAGGCATCAATATCGCAAAGGCTTCTGCACTTGAGCTTCTTGGAGTATTTAATCCACAGGCACTAACTTCCATTGTCGGAGCAGATTTCGGCGGCAAGCAAGTAGACGAAGAAAAACGTGCACTGGATCTTGAAAAGGAAAGGCTGCAAATTGACAAGATTAAGCAAGAACTACAAGCTGGCGGCAAAGAAAAGCAAGTAGACGAAGAGAGGCGTGCATTAGATCTTCAAAAAGAGCGACTTCAGATTAGAGAGCTTGAGCAAAAAATAGATGCTGGTGGCAAAGAAAAGAAAGTAGACGAAGAAAAGCGCGCACTGGATCTTGAAAAGGAACGATTACAGATTCAGGAGATTAAGCAGAAACTAGATCAGGCTAGAGAAGAGAAGGTAAAAGTATTTGCCTCCACAAACAAGTTTGCCAAAGAACTAAGCGACGCTTCTGCTACAAACCAGCAGTCAGCAGATATCGCAAAGGGCATACTGGAAAAAATTGACTCTGGAGAGGTTCAGATTCCAAGCACGGCTAAAGGTGCAGCTTGGCAGTATGTAAGAGACAGGATTCCTTTGCTTGGCAATGATGTGACGATGTTAAGGAAAGAGTATCAAAAACTCGCCAATTCAGAGGTAATTAAGTCTCTTCCTCCTGGCAGCGCATCTGATGCTGACCGCAGGTTTGCTCAAGAGGGAGTGATGTCTAAGGACGCAAATCCAAAGCAATTCAGGAAGGGTGTTGAAGCAATGGCGCGCCTTTCAGAGTATGCGTCTCGATACAACGAAGCCAAACTTGCTTGGGTATCACAGAATGCCGGAAGTGCTGGAAGTGCTCTAAAAGAGTTTTCAGTGTTTGGTGCTCCAATCAAAAAGGGATCAGCATTTAATGCTTGGTGGAACAAGGAGGGAAACAAGCTCGACCAGAACTTTATGCCAGATCAGGCTGGTGCAGGCGCTAGCTTAGACGCACTGCTTAACAAGTACCGCTAATGGCTACCATTGAAGAACTCAGTGCAGCACTGATTAAGGCTGACGCCGCAGGGAACGCTGCTGATGCGAAAGCATTTGCTGACGCTATTCGCCAGATGCAGGCACAGCCCCAACAGCCTGTTGCAGAGCTTCCCATTGAGCGTCCAGACATGCTGACAACGGCGCTTGAGTTTCAAGGCCGCCTAGCAGAACAGGTGGGAGCCACTCTTGCTGACCTTGTTCCTCCTCCTGAACTAGCGGCTGACCTGCTAAAGGCAAAATCTCCACAGGGGGGAATGCCAACTGAGTCGAATGTGCAGGCAATCGTGTCCCAGCTTGAGCAAACTGGCTCGATCCGGGACGTGCTCAACAAGGAAGTCGCATCTGGTGGCTTAAGCCCCACTGCAACACTTGATCCGCAACAGTACCCGGTACTGGCTCCTATCTGGGAGCAGTACAAGCAGGAGATGGACCCGTCCATGATTGGTGCTGCTACACGCGGAGCAGTAAGTCAGATTGGATCAACCGTTGGAGGTCTTGCTGGTGGTGCTGTTGGGTCACTAATGGGACCAATGGCTCTTCCAGGAACTATTGGTGGAAGCGTGTTGGGAGGAATGGCCCAGCAGGAGATTGTTTCTGAGTTTCAGACACCACAAGAACAACAGGCAACTCAGGCTCAGGCTGCTTTTGATAGAGCGAAAGCTGAATGGTCAAGGGGGGCAGGGGAACTTGCCCCACAGTTGCTTACATCAAAAGCAGCCTTTGAAACAATCGAGAAGGCAATAGCCGGCAATGCAAAGGCGATTGGAGAATTGGTTCTTGGTGGAATAATTGGAGGTGGTCTTGCAAAATTAGGAGGCGGAACAACAGCAGATGTTGCTTTGGGAACTGTTGCTGGTGCCGGTCTTCAGCCAAGGCAGTTCATTCCAGGCACAAATATTCCGATTGCAAGCACACTTCAACGTGAACTTCGCACAGAGCAGGCGGCCCAGCAGGGCGCACGTCGCATCGTCCAAGAGTTTGCCACTCAAGCAGGGGGCGTCCCTGAAGAGATTGCTCAGAGGCTTGAAAGAACTGTGCCAGAATTAACTGGTGCAGGAATTACTCCTCTGGCTCCAGAGTTGACAGGAAATGAAGGGCTCATCTCGTTGGGTAATGCGTTGGCAAATATCAACGCATCATTGCGTCAAGTTCGAGCCAGATCTAGGGAAGCAATTTCACGAAACATTGGTGAAACGCTGCAACAGTCTGGAGCTACGTTTCAAGAGGCCCAAGCATTTCTTCAACAACAAACACAGCAGCTTCGCGACGATGCCATTGCCGCTAGAGATGCGTTTGTCAGAAATGGCGACAGGCAGGCAGCAAGCATCATTGAAGGCGCACTAGCCGCAGAGAGAGAAGCGTTTCAGAGAGCTGGCCAGAATCTGGCAACCGCTGAAGATGTCTTGGATACAATGAAGCAGGCACTGGAAACTGCCCGCATTAAAATTGCATCAAGAACAGGCGCAAGAGATCGTGCAAGCAACCTGGTAAAAGAAGTCTGGGAGCGCGAGCGTCTTGATGAAAAGAAGATTGTCGATGAGGCTTACGAGCCACAACGTGTATCCACTCTTCAATCAGACGCAAAAAACACCCTAGAAGCAGCCCGTCAAGCTGCTGGACCTAAAGGAGCCGGGCTTTTTGGTGATCTTCCAGAAAAGATCAAGGACATCCTGATAAAGCTGGAGCCCAAAAAGGATGTTCCAACAAGCGTCTCTGTTCAGGATTTGAGGTCCGGCATTTCGGCCATTAACGGCAAGATTGGAGCGTCTACGGATGCAAACGAAATCCGTTTGCTCAAAATGGTCAAGGAGGGCTTTGAAAAGGACATTGACGCTCTTGGAGGTATCAGTTCTGAGATTGCTGCCGCAAATCAAAAGTACAGGTCTTACAAAGAAAAGTACGGCGGCAAAACTGGAGACTCTGTGCGTTTTGGAAGAGTTGAGGATTCAAGGACGATTGACGCCTATTTGTCAAAGCCACTAGAGGTACAATACCAATTTAGATCCTCTCTAAAAGAAGATCCTCAAGCCTTGCAAGCTGTTCAGGACTGGATCATCAACGACTTGGCCACATCGGTTGGAGAAAAGGCAACTCCAGCAAAATTCAACTCGTGGCTCAAGAAGCGTCAGGTTGAGGGCTGGTTGGAGGTTTTCCCTGAAGTTCGCGCATCTGTTGACGCTTTTGCAAAAGATGTCGCTCAGGCCACAGAGGCCGTTGCTGGCGCAGAAAGAGTACAGCGAACTTTTACTCAAGAGTTGCGAGGTCTTGGCAAAGAAGCATCACAGCTTGCAAAACAGGAAGCTGCTTCTGTTGCTCAAGCAGCCAAGGCTCAAGCAAAGGAGCAGTTCAAGCAAAAGCAAAAAGAAATTGCTGATAGTGCTGCTTCTAAGGTTATCGGCAAAAGCCCGGTCAACGCCGTTACGCAAATGATGGAAGCCGGAGATCCTGAGCAGTTCGCCAAAGACTTGATGCGCTCTGCCGCTAGGGATGGCACTGGCAAAGCAAAGGAGGGCGTAAAAAATGCCATGTTTGAGTACATGCGCAAAGAGATGGCTCGATTCGGGGAGGTTGTTTCAACGCTTGAAAACCCAACTGCAACCGTAACAACAGACAGCTTTGCGACTTCGTATGCTGCCATGAACAGGATGCTTGCTGCTGACTCTGACGCTCGCAAGGCAATAGAGACGGTGCTTGGAAAAGGCAGTAAAGAGCTTGGAATGCTTGATGTGTTTAGGGGTCAGCTTGAAGTCATGGAACGATTCCGCCGGGCGTCTGCCGGGCAGTCTGTAACAAGTCTCAACACTCAGTTGGCGCAGGAGTTTGCTGACAAGGAGGCAAAAAACCTACTTGGGATTTTTGGCCGTATTGGGTACGGGCTCATTCCTGGCAGCCTAAAATATGGCATGGCCGGATCAGCGGCTAGAGCTTCTGGGGAACTGCTGGACAAGCTCATTTCAGTTTCGGGTGATCCGTCTGGAAGAGCCAGAGCAATTCTGGTAGAAGCAATGACCGACAAAGACCTCATGGCTAAACTGCTTCGTCCCCTGAACAAGGACACGCTTCCAGAAGCCAAGACGCTCATCAAACTTTACCTAGTGCCTCAAGGCGCAGAACCTCAACAGGAGTCCCAGTAATGCCCTCTTCAATCATCTCCCCTTTCCCTGTCTTCAACGACCTCGACGGTTCTCCTCTTGAGAACGGCTACATCTACATCGGGCAGTCTAACCTCAACCCAGAGACAGCCCCTGTAAACGTCTTCTGGGACGCTGCAAGGACCATTCCTGCTGCCCAGCCAATTCGTACCATAGGAGGCTTCCCAAGCCGTAATGGCAGCCCTAGTAACGTCTACGTCGAGAACGACACCTATAGCATCACTGTACGGAACAGCCGGCGTGTATTCGTGTACTCAGCCTTCGACCAGTCTGATGCT